ATGAGGTTTGGGTACATTGCTTTGGGTACACCCCCTATTCAAAGTTTGGATATTCGCAAAATGCCAAAACTAACAGACATGCAGATCCGCGCATGGATTAAGAGCGGAGAGCGATTCGAGGGGCGGGCAGACGGTAACGGTTTATACCTACGTTACCGTGAAGCCGACAAAACCCCCACATGGAGATTCCGCTATAAACTCGCAGGGAAGTCCCGCGCCATGCTAATTGGTTCGTATAGCGAGCTATCACTATCAAAGGCCAGAGAGACAGCCAAAGAGCTATCGGCTCGCGTTGCGCTGGGCTATGACGTTGCAGGAGAGAAGCAGAAGCGCAAAACCGAAGCACTGGCGAAGATGGAAGCAGAGAAGAACGCTATGCGCGTTTCAGAGCTTGCCGCTGAATACTTTGAGCGTCAGATCCTCCCGCGCTGGAAGCACCCCGATATACTCCGCCGCCGTATCGACAAAGATATAAACCCCTGCATTGGCAGCATGAAGGTAGAGGACGTGAAACCGCGCCATATCGATGACATGCTGAAAGGTATTGTTGACCGTGGAGCGCCGACCATAGCAACGGACGTGCTGAGATGGACGCGCCGCATATTCGACTACGGAATCAAACGGCACGCGCTAGAGATTAACCCCTGTTCAGCCTTTGAGGTGGCAGACGCCGGAGGGAAAGAAGCTGCCCGTGACCGCTGGTTAACCCGCGATGAGTTAATCCAGCTATTCAAAGCCATGCGCACGGCTAAGGGATTCAGTCGCCAGAACGAAATCACGTTCAAATTACTGTTAGCGTTATGCGTCCGCAAAATGGAATTATGCGCCGCACGATGGGAAGAGTTTGATTTAGATGGTGCGGTATGGCATTTGCCGGAAGAACGCAGCAAAAACGGAGACCCTATTGATATACCTCTACCTTCCCCAGCCGTTGAATGGTTGAGAGAGCTACACACCTTTTCATGTAATAGCGCATGGGTGCTTCCGGCCAGGAAGATGCAAAACAGAATGATCCCACATATTCAGGAAAGCACTTTACCCGTAGCACTGGCTAAGGTTCGCGCCGAAATGCCGGATGTGCCTAATTTCACGATTCACGACTTTCGACGCACCGCACGTACTCATTTAGCAGCGTTGGGTGTTGATCCTGTTGTGGCGGAACGATGCCTCAATCATCGCATTAAGGGCGTAGAGGGGATTTATAACCGCCATCAGTATTTTGATGAGCGTAAAGCAGCACTGGCACAGTGGGCTGATCTGCTGGTGGCACTGGAAAGCGGAAAAGACTACAACGTAACGCCTCTCAGAAGGGCGAACTAACTGAATAGATTGAGCCTAGCTCGACGGGGCGAAAAGCGGGAAGCCTTACCGCCTGGCTCAATCACAAAATAAGGCGCAGCGTAAAAGGTGACGCAATGAAAAAATTACCACCCGCCCCTTTTTTCAGGCTTAACAGAGCAGCCGAATTATTAGAAATAGATATTGATGATCTTTTGATTATGGCGGCGGCAGAATCTATATATTTGAGCGCGTACCTTTGCGGCTACGACGGCACATTACATAGCATCGCGAGTCTTTACCGCAATTGCTCTTTATTCCCAGACGTCAAAGAAGACTGCTTATTACTTGCCGACATAATCACTGAAGTAGAGGACGAAAAAAGCTTTAAGGCAGGCGTTGTAAATCATATAGATTGCCATGTGCTTGGGCTATGGCATGTTAACGCCTCCTATATACTCGACATCGCAGGGCTTGATTCTATTGACACTCCCGCACGCATATTCAGCCCCGCACACAGAAAAAGAGAACTAGACGTAAGTGCGAATTATTATTTTTTTCTCGATTATACAAAACATGCCTTCCACGAAATATCCGTAGAGGATTTGTACATAACAAGGCCGTGGGTTGAATATATCGGCGAATGCATGGACAAAAACCAGCCCATATACAGCCCCGAAACTCGCATAAACTTACAAGCTCTTTATGAGGATGTTAAAAACGTTGAGCACGGAAACAGAGAGCGCCACAGGCAAAAGCGCGAAATTTGCCTCTTGGCGTTGATTTATGTGAAGCGGCACTACCCAGAAGAGTGTAAAGGGAAGAACGGGAAGGAAACCAACGAAGCATGGGCGAACGCCACAATAAACCACTGGGCGCTTTTGGGGGGCGGCTATGATGAGCCATCCATAGATTACCTGAAGAAACTCATAGCCGACGCAGACAGAACACCGGAAGAACGCACCACGGCAGGGAAAAAAAGGTGATAGTAAATTTTACTATCACGATAGTAAAAAATACGATCATTCCTTTTTGAGCGTGCACGCCATTAAATACCCGTAACGAAGCAACAACTATCGCTAAGAGGTTACGGGAATCATGAACATCGACACTATCCCTACAAAAGGCTATATCAGACGCTTCCGCCTGGCTGAATTGCTGGGCGTTAGTGTATCCACCATCGACCGTAAAGTAAGAAACGGTTCACTACCACGTCCGGTAAAGCTGGGAGAAAAAATAACTGCGTTTGATGCGGTTGAGATTCACAACTGGCTGGCAGAACGCCGCGGGAAGGTGGCCTGATGGAAAAGAAAAACCGCCCATTACAGGCGGCTAATTCAGATATTCGCGTATCTGATGTTACGCCCCTTACAAAATCCCTTCAAGCACCAAAGCGCACACCGAAAAAGCATCGTGCCAGAGTCTATATGCTGCGTACTGGTATAGAGGGATGGACAGAAAATGACATTCTGCGTTATTGCCGCCTTTCGTCTGGAAGGAACTACGCCAGCGAGTTAGAGCGCAGGCTTGATATTCAGCTTGAGCGTATAGACGAAAAGAACCCCGACGGGATAGGGTCACATTTACGCTATCGCTTTACCGGGCGCGGTGACGTTCTAAAAGTTATTCGGCTTGTGAACCATAACGCCGACGCTGGCGGCTATCAGGGACTTTCTCAGCCTGAAATTGCCGACATTCTCAATCTATACCCGGACAATCTCACCGCCGCATAACGGAGCCGAAAATATGACTATCGAAAAAAGCCGATTCAGTTCGGGGGCCGCCCCGCAACCCAACGTTAACACGGGAGTAATTAACGGCAACGACTTTGCCGCTATTGTTCCCGTTATTGCCGGACGCATTGGCGGGCGTGAAGCCAATATTGTGAGCGCTAAGGCGTTGCATAAAGCGCTGGGGGTGGGCCGCGACTTTACTAACTGGATTAAAGTCCGAATTGACCAGTACGGTTTTATTGCCGGAACCGATTTTATCCGTGTTGAAAATTTGAGCACGCCAAAACGGGCGAGCGCAAAAACTCGCCAGCAAATAGAGCATGATTACCTGCTATCGCTGGATATGGCTAAAGAAGTGGCAATGGTTGAACGCAACGAGCAGGGCCGCGCTATCCGCCGTTATTTCATCCAGTGCGAGGAAGAATTACAGCGTAGCGTGCCTGAAATCGCCGCCCGCTATCGTCGCCAGCTAAAAGCCCGTCTCAGTGCCGCAAACAACTTTAAGCCAATGTGCGATGCGCTGAATATGGCCCGTGCCGAGATGGGCAAAACGACGCAGCAGCGCCACTACAGCAACGAGAGCAACATGATCGCCCGTATCGTGCTGGGTGGCATGACGGCGAAGCAGTGGGCGCAGGCAAATGGCATTACTGGCGAACCACGGGACAGCATGAACGCAGCACAGCTTGAACACCTCGCCTATCTCGAAAGCACCAATATCACGTTAATTGATATGGGCATGGAATATGAGCAGCGCAAAGGAGAACTCACCCGCCTGTCGCAACGCTGGCTCGCTAAGCGTCTGGAGGCGGTCCATGTTTAAGCCGACAGGAACACCACAACCTCAAAAACGCTACAAAGATGCCCACGGAGCACTCGTTACTGTCGAAAGCGTGTCTCACAACCGAGTGACGTTTTATCGCGACGGGTATCAATCGCCATGCGTGCAACCGCTGGCACGTTTCATGAAGGAGTTCGCGGAGGTTAACAAATGCTAACCGCCCAGAAGAAGATATTTTCACTGGCTGGCATGTCGCCAAAATCCAGCAATATGGCGGCAAAGTCAGGCATTAATACAGCAGATACAAACAAAGTTTATCATTTGCTGGTGGTCGGAACGGATGCCTTAACCATGCCAGAAATCTCGGGCGATGATATTAGCGTTGAGAAGGTCAGCGGCTGCGCCAGAGAATTTCTGGTCGTAGATGACCTGTTCTGCTCGCGTAGTGACTCCACAAAAATCTTCGTCCGCATGCGCAACGTTAACGAAATGAGCGCGATGTACTGTGCCTCTGGTTCTTCCAATAGTGAGTTTTCGGAGTCCATAAAAAAGAGCTTGCCGTTATGCGGCAACACGGTTTATGGTTATAAGGCACCTCATAAAACGGGGGCCAGGATTGGCGTCCTGAAAATTCTGAAGGCGACATATGACGCGCCGAGCGTCTTTTTTTATGTCGTAGGTCTGACTCACCCATTTTTTGGGCGTTGGTGTATAATCCAGCGCCTTTGTCAATCAATGGTGGCTCAGGCGGGGGCTTCTTCGGAAGCGCCGGTATCCTTCAGAGCCGGTTACGCCAACCCTGTCTGGGCTACCACCAGCGAAATTGGCGTTTCCGGTGGTAGCGTAACCTGCTATCTGAAGGAGGCTGCCAACATGGCTACTACCCCTACCCTTATACATTCTCAAACTGCCTTTATCTGGCGCTTTATCGCCCTGAGCACAGCACAACCGCGCGTGATTCACATCGTGGCCACCAGCGAACAGGAAGCCCGCCAGCAATCTCCTGATGGCTGCGTGATGGTATTCGCCGCCCGTATTCGTCAGGAGGTGGGCCATGATTAATCTGTCACTTACCGACCTTAACCGCATTCAGTTTCGTGAGAAATTTACCGGGCAGCTACTGGTCAATGTGGATAAAGGTCGCGTGGTATGTAATTACCACCTGCCAGATGAAGCAATTGTCGCAACAAGGGAATCATTACAGGAACTCGCAGAACGTGCCGGAATGATTAACGCGAATATTCAGGGGGTGAGACATGAATCATCATGAAGCGCACTTACCTGTAGTGCTGAATGTGCCGTCAGATTATACAGGACGCGTACTGGTTTACCTGGATAAAGGGAAAGTGAAATCACAATGCCGACTGAAAAGTAATGAGATTGTTGGTTCTCCTGAATTTTTTTCTGAACTCTGTATTCGTGCGGAAATAAAACCGGAACTGCTGACAGGAAAATAAAACCATGAAAAAGAAAAATTCTGGCTTTACTGCCAGCGGCCCCGCTCGGCCTGAAATCAGACACGGAGATATTTTCCGGGATAACTACGGCGGTACGGTAACGATTAAAGGCGTGGCAGAACGGCGCATCACTTACCGCCGTGAAGGCTACGACTATGATTGCGTGATGCCTGTTTATCAGTTCCGGCGTGATTTTTCGCTGGTACAGGCCGCGCCACGCAAACAGTCCACCAGCAGGGAAAAGGCGCGGGCAAATATTCAGGAAATGAAAAACATGCTTAACGCATTCAGGGGTAAAAAATGAAACTGGCACCGAACGTAAAAAAACAGCCACGCGGAATAAAACACGCTCAAACCGAAGTGATCATTTTTGCGGGTAGTGATGCCTGGGCACACGCGAAACAGTGGCAGGAACATGACGCGCGTACAGCCGGAGATAATGAGCCTCCTGTGTGGCTTGGAGAGCAGCAGCTATCCGAACTAGATAATCTGCAAATTGTGCCGGATGGCAGAAAATCAGCACGCATATACAGAGCCGGACATCTTGAGCCTGTAATGATCAAGGCGATTGGTCAGAAGCTGGCGGCGGCAGGCGTACAGGATGCAAATTTTTATCCTGAGGGTATGCACGGCCAGGAGGTGCAGAACTGGCGCGAATATCTGGCCCGTGAGCGCCAGAATCTTTCTGATGGTCTGGTGATTGAGCTTCCGGTAACGCAAAAGGCGCAACTTTCGCAGATGGCGGACAGTGAGCGCGCGCAGCTGCTTGCCGATCGCTTTGATGGCGTTTGCGTGCATCCTGAAAGTGAAATCGTTCACGTATGGCGCGGCGGGGTATGGTGTCCGGTCAGCACAATGGAACTGAGCCGCGAAATGGTGGCGGTTTATTCAGAACACGGGGCCACATTCAGCAAGCGGGCAATTAATAACGCCGTTGAAGCGTTAAAAGTTATTGCTGACCCGATGGGCGAGCCGTCCGGTGATTTGCTGCCGTTTGCCAATGGTGTGCTTAACCTGATAACGGGGGAATTTTCACCGCACCAGCCGGAGAACTGGCTCACCACACACAACGGCATTGAATACACGCCACCAGTACCAGGGGAAAACATCCGCGACAACGCGCCGAACTTCCACAAATGGCTTGAACATGCAGCCGGAAAAGACCCGCACAAGATGATGCGCATATGCGCCGCGCTGTACATGATTATGGCGAACCGCCACGACTGGCAGATGTTTATTGAGGCCACCGGAGACGGCGGGAGCGGCAAGAGCACTTTCACGCACATAGCCAGCCTTCTGGCAGGGAAACAGAACACGGTAAGCGCTGAAATGACATCGCTTGATGATGCTGGTGGACGTGCGCAGGTTGTCGGGAGTCGGCTTATTGTCCTGGCAGACCAGCCGAAATATACAGGCGAAGGCACGGGCATCAAGAAAATCACTGGCGGCGACCCCGTGGAAATTAACCCGAAATATGAGAAGCGTTTCACAGCGGTAATCAGGGCGGTTGTGCTGGCAACCAATAACAACCCGATGATATTCACCGAACGGGCCGGAGGCGTGGCACGTCGTCGCGTGATTTTCCGTTTCGACAATATCGTCAGTGAGGCCGAAAAAGACAGAGAACTACCGGAAAAAATCGCGGCTGAAATCCCAGTCATTATCCGCCGCTTGCTGGCGAACTTTGCCGACCCTGAAAAGGCACGGGCTTTACTACTGGAACAGCGTGACGGTGATGAAGCACTGGCAATAAAGCAACAGACGGATCCGGTTATTGAATTTTGCCAGTTCCTTAACTTTCTGGAAGAAGCACGCGGCCTGATGATGGGCGGCGGCGGTGACTCTTCCAGGTACACGACCAGAAACAGCCTTTACCGCGTCTATCTGGCGTTTATGGCGTATGCCGGCAGGAACAAGCCGCTGAACGTAGCTGAGTTCAGCAAAGCTATGAAGCCAGCGGCGAAAGTTTACGGACATGAATATATTACGCGGAAAATTAAGGGGGTAACGCAGACTAACGCAATAACAACAGACGATTGCGACGCGTTTTTATAGTTTTTGGCAAAAGCCCTCTCCCCCCTCTACCTTAAGTAAATAAATATATATTATTCAGTAGAATATATCAGGTAGATGGCAGGTAGAGGGGGTTCAAAAGCTCTCTACCTCATCTACCTGATTTTATCAATTTCAGGTAGCCGGGTAGACGGCAGGTAGAGGAGCCCAAAAAGCTATCTACCCGCTGAAAGCCGCGCCATTACTGACCTGAGGAGCATTCGGGTAGATGGGTAGAGGGGGGGGAGGTACAACTCAAAACTTTTTAAACGAGGGGGTAAAAACAAAAATGCACACATCAGGAAAACTTAATAATCAGAAGAAACCACATAACCGCACTATTGACCTTACAGAGCACTGGCTGAGGTTGGCGATAAAAATCATCGACCGCAACACGGGAGAAGGATACGCAAAAGCACATCCCGAACTGATAAGCGCATTCATGACAACGGCGGCGGCAAATTTTGCCACGCTGACAGAACGGGAGATTGCCGAAGCGGAACAGGTGACAACCATCAACGTTAAAACCGGAGAGCAGACAGCATGACAGCACAAATTTCAGCATACGGGCGGCTGGTGGCAGATCCCCAGACCCGCACCACAACGAACGGTAACAACATGGCTATGGCGCGGCTGGCGGTGTCTCTCCCCTGTAATGCGGCAGAGGCGGGAGAGTCAACCTTCTGGCTGGGCGTTATTGCTTTTGGGAAGCAGGCCGATGCGCTGGCAAAGCACCAGAAAGGCGACCTTGTGAGCGTGGCAGGCAATATGCAACTCAACCAGTGGACAGGGCAGGACGGCGGTACACAGCAGGGGTATCAGGTAGTAGCCGACAGTGTGATCAGCGCCAGAACGGTACGCCCCGGCGGGAAGGCAGGACAGCGGGGACAGGCAACGGACGCGCTGAGACGTGCGCAGCAGCCATCCCGTGATGAATACGACCAACGCCCACCATTCGACGATGAAACGCCATTCTGAGAGGGAAGATATGAGTACGCAACCCATCATTATTGAGTTCGGCAGCTATCGCTGGCCCAGACATCTTGCAATACATGAAGCAGGTCATGCGATAGCCGCATGGTTTTTCGGCATACAGGAGGTAGAAATTGCGTTATCGGGTAATAACCGAGTGGCAAAAACCTACCTTAGCGGCGATGTTGATGAATGTGGAGCTGTCGCGGTATGGCACGCCAACTATCCACGGAATGTGGCTGAGGTTAAGTCTTACACCCTCTCGAATGATGACACCAGGTTACGTCTGATAGACCAGGTATGCCGGGCTATGGTTATCTCTCTGGCTGGTATCGTCGCGCAATCACGCTATACGGGGGATGATATTAACGCACTGATGGAAACGTCCGGGAAAGCAGACATGAAAAATGTTCGTGATTTATCAGAGGTATACCGGGTGGCTGGTGGGGAGGATGCTGATATACAGAGAATATCCCTTTCCCGTGCTGAGGCGCTGATTGCCCTGAAATGGTGGGATGTTATCGCGCTGGCGAAAATACTGGAGAACCGTAACCATATGCCTGCCAGCAACTTCCAGCGCATTATGGGTGATATTGACAAGCCTGTACCAAAGCCTATGACGCTGGCTGAACTGGATGAATTGGTGGGTGAAGAATGAAGCCATACATTCTGGCAGCCGGCCTGATCTCCTCGGCACCGGCACTATCTGCTATCCATTGTGGGGGCTTTACCATACAGCCAGACCGTTATCGGACAACGATTAACGGCGATGTGGTTCATATTGTTGATGCGCAATTTTACGGCGCACCGCGAGACTTTAGCCAGGCCGCCATAAAGTTATTGCCGGATGCCATTACCACTACCGATAGGCAATACCGCCTAGAGACGCAGGGAGGCAATGCCTTGCTTGAGTTGATGACCAGAGAAAACCCGCCACGTGTGCTTAATCGTGAGCGCTGCGATGCCGGGTTAACAAGTTTCGGTTGGTACACTTCTGCGCCGTGA